AAATCAGGCAGTTAAAAACACGGAAAAACGGTATAAAAAAGCGCCTCAAATCCTGTTTTTTCTTTCAGATACAATGTCTTATTGCATTTTTTAAAACATGTCGGTCTGGTACATGGATATCGATACCACGGCTAAGTACAAATCTGGTGTTACTACCGTAAAAGACTCGGTACGACTGGATCCGTGGGTGTTTATGTTCTCCGCAGGATATCGTTTTTAATTTTCTCTGCAAAACCTCTGCAAAACCCCTCTGCAAAACTGGTCATCAAATGACCAGTTTTTTCCATTCCTTACCGCGTGCGTCGTTGTAAATATCGGTCATTTTTTGATTCGAATGGCCCAGCAAAATTTTGGTATCAACCCCCTGCTCTCTGAACAATCGCTCTGATAAAGATCTCTGCTCATGGAAAGAGGGTGGGGTGCCATTAGCACGCCAGTTGTAATCCACAGAATCCCGGGCTTTTTTAAATGCAACGGTTAATGTTGCTGGCTTAACCATCCCGCCGCGCTTAGCTGTCCCTTTCGCGTGATGGTGGTGCAATAGCCACGGACTAAGAACGCAATCGCGGCAGGATGACACCACATCATCTAGGGTGAGATTTAATTTATCGCAACGCAGAGCCAGAGGGATGGCAATCCGGGTTCCTGTTTTTTGCTGTTCGACATGAAGATAACCATCCCGGATATCCGAAAATTGCATTTTGCAAATATCTGAAAGGCGCTGGCCTGTCATCAGTGCCAGCAGCATACCGCGCTGTAAAAAGTAACCATCCTTTTCCGCTGCGTTATAAATCATCATCCACTCATCAAAAGTCAGTCGCTGTCTTGATATCCGCACCTGCGGTTTTTTTGCCGATTCTGCAGGGTTAAAGCCTGGCGGGACATCGCCCGTTTGCTGAGCTTCCCGGAAAACATCGATCAGTACCTTCCTGAAAATTTGTCCCATTCTGTTATGTCCTCTGGCCTTGTACTCTTCCAGTACTGATACCACATCTTTTACGGTTATGGCATCTAACGGTCTGGTGCCAAAACGTTCATCAAATACCCTGAGAGGGGCCGCTTTCTGTTTCAGCGTGTTGAGTTTGATCTCGCCGTTTTCATATCTTTCCTGTTGAATTTTTCTGTAATTATTCAGAAAAATGGTAACGGTTGATGAACCGCCGGTATCACTAATAATTTTCTCCTGCAGACTGAGCATTTGTTCCATTTGCTGCCGGGCAAGACGGCTGTTCGCTTCTGCTGCAATAGTTTCTGCCAGTTTCTGGTCAATACTGCCGAGACCGTGATTTTTGCCTGTTATGGGATGCCTGTAACGCCAGTAAACTTTGTTATTTCTTTTGTCAAAATACGGAGATAATCCCGGAACATTGGTTTTATATTTTCGCGGGCGCGCCATCTTCCAGTATCCTCTTCAAAGCAGGGTGATCTGTGGCGATCACCTCCGGCTTGTTTACCATTCCGACAAAGCGAGCTTGCGGATCCACTCGCCAGCGTCTTCCAACTTTTTTGGGGAGAGGAAATATCATTCCGGCTTTAGCGTATTTACTTAACGTACTCGGAGTTGGGACCGGTTCACTGAATTCCTCTTTTGCCCACTCAGTGAGCAGAATAAGTCTTGCCATGAGCGTCGTTCGCTAATCATGGTCGCCGCCACTATAGCTGGTGGGCAACGACCGGGGTTGAACATTAAAAATCAGCCTGATTCGGGATCAGTTTTTGCCAGATAACTGAAACGTATTTTGCCTGGTAACGGGCGTCATCAAGTGCATTATGGCGCTCACCTTCGAATGGAATAGCCGTTCTGGCATCGAAGTCTATGGCTTTCCCCAGCTCAACGATTGTGCGTACATCGCGATCGTTGTAGTAACGCCATGGGCAGGGGATCCCCTGCCGTTCGTATGAACGGCGCAAAATCGTGTTTTCGAAGTTGGCTCCATTTCCCCAGACCTGAACAAAAAATTCACCGGAGTTTTCGTCGATAAATTCCCGCAATTGTAACAGTGCATCATCTAACGGGATTTCATCGGTCATAATGGCAGACTGCGCTTCACGTGATTGCTTCAGCCACCTTTTAATGACGTCACGATCAATGACTCCGCCAGCAGTTTCCAGATCGATAGTCTTACTAAATTCCGGTCCCATATCTCCGGTTTGCGGATCGAAAAATATTGCATCTATTGAGATAATCGGGGCATCAGGATTTTTTCCCATGGTTTCAAGGTCAATCATCAGATGGTGCCACAACCTGCTGGTGGATGTGCTTTTACGATGACTGTTCACCTTAATTAAGGGATTTGCTGTCTCGCCTATTTCATTATTGTCATTGGCATGTTGATCGCCTTCGGTGCACTCCTTGTTCGGGAGTCCGGCATTTTCTATTTCCTCTGGATCTTTTTCCCGGGCTTCATCCTGGCTTTCTTCGTTGAATGTCTCCTGGTAGGTTGCGTCACCCATCACTGCGCCACAATCAGGGCAGTTACCACCACCAGTCTGATTGCATGCGGTACAAACTTTTTCCTCTTCCTGTTGCACGACTGGTTCAGGTTGTTTCGTTTCTGGCTCGTTTTGTAACGCATTTTGGCTGTTTTGTTCCGCTTTTTGGTCGTACTGTTCCGTTTCTGACTGGTTCTGGTGCACAGAATCGCGGGTTTCAATCCCCTTCACCCATTTCGGATCATTCGGGTCGCTAATCCCTTCAACAAATTCACCACGTGATGCAGCGAGCAACTTATTAGCGTCAGGCTGGCTGATACTGGCTGCCTGCATAATTTTGTTTACTTCGTCAGCGGTAACTTTTACCAGGTCTGGTTGTGCGGTCGTGTCAGATGCATCAGTATTTTGTTGTGAACCTGTGTATGTGCCGTTTTTGCGGGCAAAATATTCTTCTTTCGTGATTTCAGTTGCCCCGGCAGCCAGCGCCTTATCCAGACCAGAAAGTTTGTTTGCGCGACCGTATTTTTCGCCATCCTTGTCGGTGAAGAGGAAGTAGAACGGCCCCTCACGCTCTACAGATGGTTCGACTTCCACTTTGCATTCGGTTTTTTCGTTGTCCGGAATTGCCGTTTCCACTGCATCAGTTTCTGGTACTGGCGACGAGAGAGTATCAGTTGCGCTCTGATTTCTTCCTTCATCTTCAAACACGCCCTTTGTAGTCAGGTATTCAGTAATGTATTTGTTCAGTGCCACAGGGTCTTTGTGAATGTCGATCGGACGTTCACGGACAAGGCCAAAAATAGTCTGGCGGTCGTAGCGAAGGGCATCAGGCTGTTTGCGCATTGATGCCGAGATACGCTTCCAGTCTTCGCGGTCGTTGTCGATAACTTCATTTTTTGCCCAGCGATGGATGCTGCCGTCAATGTTTCCGGCATCCACATCACCAGGCCAGAGAGCGTAGGCCAGTTCGTCATCCAGTGTTTTCCATGTCTGCTTGTATTCGCGATGAATGGCAGCAATGACCGGGCTGATTTTTCCTGTTGAATTTTCAGTGTACTGTTGATTGGCTCTGGCGCGGGCGAGATCAACAACAGACGTGTATTTTCCGGTTTCCTTGCGTTCACCTTCACGACGTTTTTTCCAGATGCGCATCTCTGCCTGAATTTCGGGCCATTTGGCACCAGGCTTACATTTATGCTTAACCCACCCGATGGCATGCAGCTTAAGCTCCGGATACATGGCGTTAACTTCTGGCATTTTCATCAACGCTTCAACGATATGTCCGTCGAATGTTGCCATGTCTTCCTGCAACAATTCCTGTGCGCTAATAACCATATCAACGGTGATGTTTTCACATGTGTCGAACTTAACCATGACAGCGTTCTGTACTTCAGGGGCCAGCTTGTCAAAAGTGACGTTCATCGGATCGGATTCAGTCTCAACCGGGACAAAGGAAGCAGACTCCTCATCCCAGCGGTTTTCCTGCATATATTCAGCATCCCAGGAATCGAGGGCAGGGCGGGGTATACCGGGTTTATCCTCGCAGACAAGAAATTTATAAGCGCAGTCCTGAGCAGCCGGATAATGTTCCAGGAATTGCCAGTGAAATTTTGCGCGGGCGCGACGTTCATCACCGGCTTCAATGGCAGTGGCTACAGCGACGGCACCTTCTTCCTTTATTGCCTGTTCGTCCGGAATGGCGGCGCAAATAAAGACTTTACTCATTTTGTTTTACCTCATTACAGATTTAAGGGTGAACAAATCCCTGCCATTGCTGGCATATAAAAATGAAACTGGATATTAATTACGGCGCTGTTTTTAATCCTGCCGGGATTTCGTTATTGTCCATGTGAATAACTTTATCGACCGGATAACAGTTGCCGGGAATTTTCTGTTCCGCTGCGGCAGCCATGCATTCTTTCATTGAGTTGTACATGCCGGTGATTGCATCAAGCGACTCACCAGTATTGAGATATACAGTCAGAATGAGTATGAATAATGTGTTCATCGCCACTCTCCGAAAATACCGAGTTTAAGAAGGGCAATTCTGGAGAGTATGGAATTGTCATTCAGCAGGTAGGGTTCATATTTTCTCATATTGATTGCATCCTCGGTGAAATCCCTGTTACTGAGCAGAACACCAATATTAAAGCACCCGTCAGACGTATTAACGTTTGGTAGTGACGTTTCCATTATCGCGTCCTCAACAATGAATTTTTAGCAATTGCTCCACAGTCATATTTTTAATTGCGCTCCGGTTTACAAGAGTCCATCCTTGTTTCTCCAGATAAAACCGGAAGGTATCCAGGGTGCAGACCATTGCGCCGTCAGGAACGGTTTCAGTGAATTTGATATTGCCGTGTTCGTCGAGACGGATAACCAGGGTGCGTCCGTCCCCGTGAATCATTTTGTCGGGAGACGGGGCGTTATTCTGGCGCAGTTCTTCCTCCATGCGATCGAACTCAGCGATGTAGGCTTCTTTGAAAGTTGCGGCTTTTTTACCTGTGAACCCCATCACCAGGAAAACGAAGCCGTTTTTGGTGATTTGGTACATTGGGAGTTTGCGCCCGGTTGAGTCGGTGTATTCGCTCGACACAAAATTGTGCTCAGTGAATTTTGCTGAACAGTCCAGATTGCGAATTTTATCCAACACTCGTTCGTGGCGTTTGCCAAAGAACTCGGCGATCGCAACAGACGTAGTGACAGCGCGACCATTTTCGATGGTTACGTCAGGGTGAGAAAGGGTAAGGATAGTAGCCATGATGGCAGCCTCCGCGATGAATTTGATTAACTCACCACCGAGGTTTTCCACGACCATAAGGGTGGTGAGACGTACAGGGGTGGAAATACCGGTCATCACGGAACCCGGCCAGCCTTGCGGCTGCCCTGCACGCCCCACCATAATGCGAATGTGGCTGTGCTTAACGCATAAAAAAACCGCCTGAGCGCGGTTATGCGCCGTGAATGATTTCGGGTTTCCACGCCCGGCACCCGTTTTATGAGGTGCAGGTGCACTATAATTCCACCCGTTCTGGTTTTCAATAGCTACATTCAACATTTTCTCTACCTTTCATCACCGAAGTGAACTTTGTTGATGCGGTGCCTGGTGCCTCCAGGTGACGTTAACCAGTTAACAATTAACGCCGGATACAGAGAATCCACCCATAACACTGTTTTTGGTTTTAACTGTTCCGCGTGCGCTTAGCCGCATTCACCGCATCACAAAATTCACTTTAAAAAGGGCGGCAGAGCAGTCACGGAGTAGAACTGATACCGCCAAAAGTCACCAGAAAATTGATAACAGAGGGCGTTGCAGCGGGGTTGTCACTTAAGCGTATGGTCAACCTGACAACCCGGTGTCCTCAACGGGGGAAGGAATAACCCCGCCATACTTACCGCCGCGCCATTTCGCGGATTGCCACAACCGGAAGCGCACGGTCGACGAAAATTTAACGACTACCTACAGAGAGACGAACTTCGCCGTGCGCTTTCGCGTTATGCCCTGACTTTTCAGGGATATATCCTTTTCAGTAAACTGTCAGTGCCGGATTCTTATCCGTGTCCGGCGCACGCACTCTACCTCACCTGTGAATAAATTAATGATTAATTGATATTTTGTTGTTTGATTCAACTTTCCCATCGGATGTGTGATGCTTTAAATCACAGGAATTAATACTGCTTGCTGTAAAATGATTTTCAAGGGGAGCTATTCGAATCCCTTTCTTTTTCATTAACAAGCCAAATCCTTTATTAATGATGTCCATTAATTCCAGGAAGTATTTTTCATGTAAATCCTGGTTATCAGAGAGCTGCTTCTCTTCGCACAGACCGATAAAGGCACGACGAACGTTACCGGATATAGTATCGATGGTTTCTTTTTCTACGGTACTCAGGTCAAGAGTCGCCAGTTGGGAACGAACTATATTCGCTGCCATTTCCTGGAATGGTACTGGTAAATCTTTAAATTCCATCGTCAACCTCATCAGTCAGTGTTTCTGGTTAACCAGCGACGCGCGCCAGCTTCAGTTTTAAACGTTTTGCTTCTGGTATACGTCATCGCGGTAAACGTGCCGTCCTGGTTGGGAAACACGCCGCATACCAGAGATTCGTTGTTGCCAAGATCGATAGTATCCATGCTGACCTCATTTCCCCTTAACGCCAGGGTAGCGGAACTGTTTGCTGAGAACACCGTGCGGTGTCTTGATGAGTAGAATTTAGAATAATCTAAGAATTGTGGTCAAGCTTTTTGTGTAGAAAAACCTAAGTTTTTTTGATGTAAAAAACACAATCATTTGAAAGTTTGTGCTTTTTATTACAGAGAGTGGCGAAAAAAAAGGGGGGGTTATTTATTTGCGCTTCTTTTGCGAGCTTTGAGTAGTTCTTCAAAAAGTTTGTTGAAATTCTCAACTCGAGCACGCATCTCTGACAACAGAGCCTTTTGCTCTGACTCAGGCAGTGCGTCGAACAGTTGAAGCAACTCTTTTTGATCTTCTGTCAGATTAACTGGCTGATTATCTGGGATCGGTTCGCCTGGTTGCTTATCTTCATCTCCAAAAAGAAGCCAAGTCGGCGAGCACTGAAGCGCCTGGCTCAGTGCGAATAATCTCTTCCCCGCTGGCTGTGTTTCATCTCTTTCCCATTGAGAAATTGTTACGTGAGCCACTTTGACCAGCTTACCTAATGCGGCCTGAGACAGTTTTAATTTTTTACGCCTGTATAAGAGGCGAGCACCGAAGGTTTCGTTTTTCATATTAGGTAATTCTAATTTTTCTTGACTTAGGTTTCTCTACGATCTAGTTTCCTTAGGAAAATCTAAGGAGTTCGATATGTTGAAAATTGATGCTATAGCGTTTTTTGGCAGCAAAACAAAGCTTGCCAATGCCGCAGGAGTTAGGCTGGCAAGCGTTGCTGCATGGGGGAAACTGGTTCCTGAAGGTCGCGCGATGCGTCTACAGGAGGCATCCGGCGGGGAACTTCAGTACGACCCCAAAGTTTATGACGAATATCGTAAGGCAAAGCGGGCGGGGCGGTTGAACAATGAAAATCACCCCTGAACAGGTTTGTGAGGCTCTGGATGCCTGGGTATGTCGACCAGGAATGACACAGGAGCAAGCGACGATATTAATCACGGAAGCATTCTGGGCTCTGAAAGAACGCCCGAACATCGATGTTCAACGCGTCACGTTTAATGATGGCGAGGTTGATCAACGGGCGCTGGGCGTTAACCGGGTGAAGATATTCGAACGCTGGAAAGCTATCGACACCAGGGATAAGCGGAAAAAATTCACGGCGCTGATTCCGGCAATTATGGAGGCTATCCGAATTAGTGATTTCAGGTTGTATCGTGAGATCAGTGATGGAAAAAGCATTACGTACATGATCGCCGGATTAAACAAAGAATATGGCGATGTGGTGGAGTCCGGGTTGCTTTTTGCGGATCCAGCTGTTGTGGAACGTGAGACTGACGAGCTTATAGAAAAAGCTATTGCTTTCAAGCATGCGTATCGTCAGCAATATCAATATTACTTTGCAGATAAACAAATGTCTGCCAGGGGTTTGTATGAGTATCGATGCACTACGATGGGCTAAAAAGGTGAAAACCGGCAGTTCATCCAGTAAGTCTGTATTGACCTGGCTTGCTGATATGTGCGGTGCCGATTTGTGTGCATACCCGTCTGTATCTGCACTGGCAGAAGTAACGGAACTAAACAAAAAGACTGTGCAGGACAGCTTACGACACCTGATGGAGATTGGGTTAATTGTTGATACCGGTGAGAGAAAAGGCAGAACAAAGCAAATTGTGGTGTACCGACTTATCGGTGTAGAAGAAAGTGTTGCCGAGCCTGAATACACCCAAAAACGGGAGTCTTTAAAGGTGGGTAAAATTGGTGCTGTTAATAAAAACAGTACCGAAAATGGTTATGTTTCAGCACAAAACAGACCCAAAAATGGAACTCTTAGCTGCATGGAAAATAACCAAAGACACCCAAATTTTCCATCAAAGACACCCAAAAACGGATCACGGAACCCAAAGGAACCCAAAGATCTAAACCCCACACATAACGCACGCGAGAGTGCTCCGACCAGTGAGCAGGAAGTTTTGTCGTTACAGGCAGCACCCCTTGTATTCCTGGATGGCCTGAGCGAACCCATCGGAAAATTTCCGATGACCGATAGCTGGTATCCGTCACGGGATTTTCGACGACGGGCTGCGTTGTGGGGGATGGCTTTGCCGGAGACAGAATTTACACCTGCTGAACTTGCCGCCTTCCGGGACTACTGGGCAGCGGAGGGGAAAGTGTTTACGCAGATTCAGTGGGAGCAGAAATTCGCCCGTCACGTAAATCACGTCAGGGCGCAGGTTAAACCAGTCAGCAAGGGGGTAAACCATGCAGCAGCACCAGGTGGCACCGCATCACGGGCAGTTCAGGAAATTCGGGCAGCACGTGAGCAGTGGGAACGTGAAAACGGATTTATCAGCGACGGAAACAGTCTGGAAGCTGTGGGAACTCATGGGGGAGGTTTATTCGAACCGCTGGACCCAGAAGAACGGGGCCGCACCTTCGAAGCTCTGGATTGCACAGATTGGCGCGATGACTGAGCAGCAAATCCGACAGGTCTGCCGCCAGTGCATGGACCGCTGCCGGGCGGGTGAAACATGGCCTCCGGACCTGGCTGAGTTTGTGGCGCTGATTTCAGAAAGCGGGGCCAATCCATTTGGCCTGACGGTGGATGCTGTGATGGAGGAGTACCGCCGCTGGCGTGATGAGTCCTGGCGATATGACGGAAGCGACAAATATCCGTGGCCTCAGCCTGTGCTGTACCACATCTGCCTCGAAATGCGTACCAGAGGGATTGAGCGCCAGATGACGCAGGGTGAGTTAAAACGACTTGCGGAACGGCAACTGACGAAATGGGCAAAGCATGTTGGTAACGGGATGAGTGTTCCGCCAGTGCGACGACAACTGGAAGGGGCGAAACACCCGCAAGGGCCAACGCCAATTGAACGGCTGAAACAGGAATACGAACGCCGGAAGGCAGCTGGTTTTATTTGAATCTGAGAAACGATTTTGTCGGAGGAAATTTTAATGGAAACCGTATTTGACGCACTGAAAGCAATGGGAAAAGCCACATCGGTAGAACTGGCCGCGCGACTTGATATCAGTCGTGAAGAGGTTCTCAACGAGCTGTGGGAACTCAAAAGAAATGGCGTCGTTGATAAAACTGGTCACACCTGGTTTCTGGCTGGCGAAGGTGAATCCCGGGTAACCGAAGAGCGGCCAGTAAAATCTGAAGCACAGGATATGCTG